ACGATGAGTGGCACGTAAGGAGCGTAGACGTAGCCGGTCTCGAGGTAGCTGCCGCCCTTGTAACCGATGAGGATCTTGTTACGGGGGAAGTAGGGGTCCTTGTAGACGGTGAAGCGGTTCGAGAGGCTGCCGATGGGGGTTGCACCGATCGAGAAGCTGGAACCGACCTGGCCCTGACCGTCGAGGCTGTAGCTGGGCTTGTAGAGCACCGAGGCCTCGAGGACGGTGGCAACGTCAGGTGAGACCACCATGAAGTTGGCCGAGCCACGAAGGGTCTTGCGGTGGATCTCATTGGCGACGTCGATGACGGTCTCCACGAGAGTCTCGTACCACTCACGGACCGTGCCAGTGAACTGGGGGCCTGGTGTGAGCGTGGATGCACGAGTGATCTCAGCACCCGAGGTCTTGTTGACGAACTTGCCTGGTGAACGTGACCAGTAGTAGTTGGCGCCGTTGGCCTGGGTGAGGAGGTCGTTGAGGATCTCGCGGTCGAGCTCGAGGGCGATCTGCTCGGAGAGGATCTGAGTGAGCTCCACCTCAGCGTCAAGGCTGTGGTAGGCGTTCAGGTCCTGGGCGAGCTCTGGCGACCAGCGAGCGCGGAGCTTACGGGTCGAAGCGGTGACCGCGATTGACTCGATCTTGATGTCGATCTCGGGGATGAGAGGCGACGGAGTCGAGGTGAAGCTTGACTCGAAGGAGGGGATGACGAGAGTGTCGCCGGAGGCTCCTGGGGTGTCGAATGAGTCAGCGATTGCGAACGATGCAGTGAGGAACCTGCCTGGGCCGGCTGCGGCTGCGACCACGCCTGAGACGACGCAGAGCATTGCGGCGCCGGTCGAGGACACGGTGGCGAGGGGGTTGGGTGTGAACACACCGCCGCTAAAGGTGCCGAGCTGGTTGAGACGACGCACGTTGAGGACGTTTGTGCCACCCTGGATCGTGTTGCCGATGGTGCCAAGACCTGTGGAGGCGAGTGTTGCACTGTCGCTGTAGATCGAGAAGTCCTTGGCCTGTGTCGTGTCGAAGGTTGTGAAGCCAGACGAGAGGTCGACGACGAGGAACGAGAATGCACCGTTACCTGCAGTTGCGCCAGCGCCACCGGTGTTAGCCTCGATGAGGTTGGTGACCTGTGGGTCGAATTGAAGAAGCTTGCCGTCGGTGCCTGTTGCAAAAGCAGCAACGCCGTTGACGATTGTACTTGAGTTGGCGCCGGCTGCCGTGTGGAAGGCACCTGAGGCAAGGAGCGAGAGTGAGGCCGTCTTGTGGACCTTGGAATAGGTCGTTCCGACGAGATCGTACTGGCCACCGGTGGCGAGAGATCCGCTCTGGATGCCCTTGCCTGTGGGGAGCTGGTAGATCGACTGACCTGCAGTGTAGGTCTGAGCGTATGAGGAAGCTCCCGTGCCGTCTGTGATCGAGGAGTCGCCGCCGACGTTCGTGCCGTAGGTGTAATCCAGGTAGAAGAGCAGACCGGAGGGAAGGCTCATAGGCTGGATCGAGACGAGCTCGTTGGCCACGAGTCCACCGAACACGCGACGGACGATGGGGAAGGCGATCGAGGTGAAGCCGCGGAGGTCGCCAGAGGAGGCGAGATTGCCGCCACCGGAGGAGAGGCTGTTGCTCTCACGGAGGACCTGAGCTGCCTGGTTCTCGAGGAGGCGAGCCATGTTGTCGCGCTTGACACCGTCAAGGCCGCGGAGCAGACCTGTGCGGGTCCACTTCTCAACGAGGCGCTGACCTTCAGCGCTGTTGTTGCGATCGGAAATGCCCTCAGTGAGTGTGTTGAGGGAGAATGACTTAGACATATTGATTATCTCCTATTGATAACTAACTTATTACTTTAGACCGGCCAGAGTTGCCCAGCGATCAAGTTGTGTTGACTCATTGAGCCTTGTCGAACCGCCAGACGAGGTCGGACGGGACGCGTGGCCAGGTGAGAGTCTCCTTGCTGACTCTGACAGTGTGGCAGAATTACCCTTGTCAAGAGACTCGGAGAGACTCGTGTAAATGAGCTTGGCCTCACGTAGGTTCTTAGCGCCATCAAGAGCCTCTACAACGGCCTTACGTTGAGCCGCAGAAATGTCTCTGCTTTGAGAAAGCTTGTTGACGAAAAGTAGCTTAGCGTTAAAAAGGTTAAGCTCTGAAAGTTGCTCACGGAGCGTTTCAATACCGTTCCTGTATTCGTTGAGCTGTTGCTGGAGGGCTCGATTCTTGCGGACCTCATTCTTGTAGGACTCATTAAGCTGTGCGAACTTATTCATCACAACTTCGTCCATTTCCTCACCGCCGCCAAATGCCTTTGCCGAAGGTGACTTCTTTGTTTCGTGCTTCTTGGTCTTCTTTGCCTCACGGAGCTGGAGGAGAGCTTTGCGAAGGACATTCTCGTCAAGTTCGTAGACCATTTCCTTCATCTCTGCAGACTCTTCTTCCTCTTCTCCTTCACCGCCGGCCTCTGTGGGCTCAGCAGGGAGTTCTTCCATTTCTTCTTCAGCTGGCGGCTCTTCTAAGGTGATCTCGCCCTCTTCATCTTCATCAGATGATGTGACTAGGACGGTGTAAGGATTCTCCTTGTCGAGCTCGATGTCCTTTCCGAAATCGATGACAATCTTGTCTTCATCCAGACTGTCAAGATCAAGCTCATACAGATCTTGCATGCTTCTTTTCATTTTCTTGTCTCCTGACGCTGTTGCTTGTGTTTTAACTGGTTTGTTGTCTTCGACTTTTTCAGGACTCTCAAGAAGCGATTCTCCTTTTGCAATCCTCAAAAGAGTATTTTTCTCACTTTCACTAAGCTTACTAAAAGCTGCCTGAAGTGGGTCATTTTCATTTGTCTTACGCTTTGAAGACACAAGGCCGACAAGCGCGGCGAGTGCAGATTCACTCAGTTCGACTTCGTCAGTCTCTTCCATTGCGGATGCCTTGTTGGTGTGTGCCATCTTTGCATGTTTAGGTGTGACAAGAACGTCTTCTTCGTCCTGTTCATCAGCAACTTCATTTAAAGATGACATCAAAAAGTCTCTACTATCTCTGTCAGTCTCTGAATTTTCATTCACGAGCTGCATCTCAATAAACTCTTTGATGCGGGGTGTCACAGCCTCAACAATGGCCTTCTTCGCATTTTGTTCAGCAATATCACGCAGTTGCTTTGCATCTGCGATTGCTTCTTCAAACAGCGACTTCGACATTTCAACTCCTACTCAGCAATTAATTATAATGTTACTCTGAATCTTCCAAGGACAGTTTTATCATAAGATTAGATTTTGCCAAAGATCTCATGGCAGGATCTATCAGGTCACCAATATTATGAATCCCGATCTTATCACCGACAGGATCAAATTTTGGTGACATTGACCAACCACGAGTCGTTGACTTAAGATTCTTGCCCGGGCGTGTCGTGTAGGCCTTGTCTGTCCTGAATCCACCCACTGCAGGACCCGAAAAATGCCCATAGAGCGCTTGAAATGGAAAAGGAACGATGCCTGTGTCGGCATGCACTTCAAAATTTTCCTCAAGATAGAATCTGCCTTTTGTCAAGGTATTTCTATCAGTTCGGCCTGTGGTCGCAGTTCTCGCTCTTGTTGAACTATCGATCTTAGACAACACCAAGTCTGCGAGGTGTTCATCTTCGTCTGATGGTTCAGGTATTGGATCCATCTTTGTGTGATATGGATATGTGTCCTGCGCGGGGTATGACCTGCTCGGGGCGCCCGCTCTTGTTGACCCATAACCTCGGCCTGTATTTGGATCGCCGATAGGGTTATGGGTTACACGCATCATCCGGTGTATGCCCCTATACTCGCTGCAGAAGACTTACCATTAAGATATGCGCCAATTGTCTGCGCAGCAGTCTCTGTAGACGTGTCCTGTGGAGACACATTTGAAGCACGGCCGACGCCGTAGTTGTCATTCCTGGCAGGCAGGTCACCCGTGTAGGTGGGTTGGTCACTTGGATAGACGCTTCCAGGGCCAGGTGATGCAAGGTTTGGAACCCAAGCGCTTGCAGGTCTGCCACCATCAGTGAACTTGGACATGTCTGCTATGTCTGCATTGACCTCATCGTAGCTGGGTGCTTCCGTGTAATTCAGGTCAACAGGCGTAGAAAATCCATAGTAAGCAGTCGTGTCATTGATGACGCCGTTGACAACGCCGATGTTCGGTATGCTGTCTCCCGGCCCACCATTGCCATTTAATGCAGAGACACCCGCATTTGCGACTGCCGTTGTGCTATACTCTGCATATAGCGGCGATCTAAACATTGCACGGAGGTTAGTGTCATTTCTGGCACCTGGTCCACCTGTCCTAACGCCGCCGTCGGGTGATACAGTCGCAGTTCTCATAGATGACATACTAACCTCCTAGCAAGTGTTAAATTAGCGTGAAAGAATGCGACGACGAAGAGCTGTCTTCTGCTCGCGGACTTCCTGAAGACGCGCCTCGAGAGCCTCCTCAAGCTTCTTGAGAGTCTTGTAACCCTCAACTTCGCCTGGGCCGTGTCCTTGGAAAGACTTGTCTGAGCTCTGCTTGGCGTGCTTGACAACGCTTCCTGAGCCGAAGTCCTCGTCGACCTCGTCCATCTTCATTTCCATGGCCTTGAGTGCGGCCTTGTCCATCTTGGCGTCTTCGATCTTCTTCTTCTCCTCAAGAACCATTCTCTTGAGCATGTTGGGTGTAAGTTTTACTGTAGGCATGATAACTCCTTATGGGGTTCAGACAATAATTATAGGATAACTTGGGACTTTTTTATGCACCGATCTTTTTCTCAGCAAAAGCTAACGTTGCCCACTTAGACGAGGCATCTCCAAAGACATCAGTGGGATCGCTCCTCAGCATTTGCTTGGCAGCAACATCACCTTGCATTATAACGGAAGATTCATGCATCGCTGTTGCTCCACGTGCTTCTTCCATGATAGGTGTTCCGCGTGTGGCTGTGTCTGCAAGCATTTCCTGGAGGATTGGGTCGGCTGTTGCAGTTCTGATGATGTTCTTGTCAACAGATGGCCTTCGAGACGTTTGATCTCCTCCCTTTGGCAGAAAAGAAATCTTGTCAGCAACACCCGTTCTATGAGATGCTGGTGGCTTTGATGAAGACTTGAATTCTTGTTGAATTGCTGTCCGAGACTCATTCAGTTGTTTTGAAGTTTGCACCAATCCCTCTGAAAGAATTTCAACTAAGCACTCTTTAACGATTCCCTTCAGGTCATCTCTCGATAGTTTCATATCACCTCCACGTCATTATGTCGTTAAAGATTCTATCAATCCTATCGGACTTATTAAATGTCTTTTCAAGATCATGTCTTCTAATTTGCTTTGACTCATTGATAAACGCACCTGGCGTGCTAGGTTCAGAAACAATATCAAAGCAGATAAGCTGAAAATCTTCTTGCACGATGAGTGAACTACCTTGTTGCTTCGTAGAACCAACACCTCTACTAGAGATTCCTAGAGTGACGCCACTTTCGACAAGACTCTGAAGAATCTTACCGCTAGGCGTATCAAGAAGCTCGATGACCCCATAAACATCATTTCCTTCCATCCTTGCTTCTTTTACAAGATGTGAAGTATTTTTCAGTTCCACAACAGATGTATCTGGGTGGTCGCACTCACCTAGCGCACGATTTTCACGTATGAACTTTTGATAGTTTATGATTTCTCTCTCAAGGATGCCGCGTGGATATATTCTACCATTCTGGTTTAGAGTATCGGCTCTTTGAATAATGCCCTTAAGCATGATCTTACCGTTGTTTAACGCACGTGACTCTTTAATGACTTCAGATGAATATTTTAGAGGTGTCCACTCTCTAAGAAGTGTCATGTCCATTTCAAGCTCCTCTCATCTCATTGATGAGTTGTGTCAAAGTCATTAATTTTGCAAGCTTACTATCATCTATTTCTGTGAGCTGGAGTTCTTTAACTTTTTTCTTAACGACTTCAATTTTCTCAAGAATGATGCTGTTTTTCTCTATCTTTTTGAGCTTTTCAATCTCAGCCAGAACATCATTTTGGATTTTAATTGCAGTGCTTGCTATTCTGATGCCGTTGTCATGTTGAATTGAAAAGACGTATTCCTTAATCAGGTCTTTTTGATCCAGTGAAAGCTTGCTGTCGTATTTTGTATTGAATTTCTCACTCATCAATTTCACGACGAGAGTGTCAACGTTTTTATCGACGCTCTCTTCAACCTTGGCTTCTTCTCTTACTGACGTGAGCCACTCAATCATTTTTGTTTCCATGAGGACGACTTCTGTAAGATTGGACCTATCGCCTTCACGCCAATAATTCAACAATGTCTGAATTGTGGCATATGCCTTATAGTCGGGCACTCGCCTATGATAAAAGTCTTCATCGACAAGAATGTGATTAATCTCACGAATTAGATTTGATTTTTCTCTATCAAGCTTAATTGCATCAAATCGCCTAGATGCATTCTTTGACTCAGAGAGTATCGCTGCTGCTACAGATGTATCTTTAACAGAAGATTTAGCCAAAGCATTCAATAGTCTAAATTCTTTGTAGAGCTCTGTGTTCCTGCTGTAATGCTTTGAAATAATATCTAGCGCCTGTTGTGCTCTTTCTCTATCATTTTCAATTAAGTACGCAGAAACAGCACGTACTAAAAGTTCATAGATTACGCCGACATTTCTTTTCTTGTTATGACTCATCTTGATCCCCTGATGTATTCTCTAACTCAGAGATTTTTAGTTTTCTCTTTTTAAGGTTACTAATGATTGAGGAAATTTCTGATTTTCTTGTATCACCGAGCATTCCTTTCTCATCTAAATATTCACCAACATAATCAAAATCATCATCGTCTGATTCTGACATTGGGTTTTTAAACGGATTTATTAGATCGCTTTTTGCACCAAACGGATGTGTTATTGAATCAGACTGTTTCTTTTTATCGTGAGAAACAAGCCGCGAGTGATCTGTCTGCTGATTAAGCGGACTAACTCTTCTAGATTTGTTCTTCTTCTCTCTTTCAACATAGTTTGGTCCTGGTGCTGTCTCACCCAGGAGGCTCTTTTTAAGCGATAACTGCGACCTTGCTTTGATTGGATTACCTTGCAAAGAAATCACGTTTGTGTCTACATCGTCGTCAAAGTCAATTTCTTCCAAACCTGGCGGTAAACCTCCCGGACCTGCGCCTAAGTCTGTTGCAGGTGGCTCAGAGCCTCCTGGCAGACCTAAGTCTCCTCCGGGTTCTTCTTCAGGCTCATCGCCTTCAGCAGTCTCAGGTTCAGGTAGCTTAACTGCCTCGATCTTGAGCGACAACTCCTTGTCCTTCACAAGGCCCTTCTCAATTCCTCTAATCTCTTCATCAGACATCATAAAGATGTTCTTTCTAATCCACTTCTTGTCGACAAGATTCTCAACTCCTGATGCAGATTGTGCGATTGTGAACTTTGTGTTATAGAGCTCGAGTTTTTGTTGTTGTGCAATTGTCGACGGATTTGTAAGCTTGAGTTCAAAATCAAGCAAATCTGTGCTATCAAAACCGTGTGCGTGTAGATGAATGATGGCAATTTTATTGAGCTCAGACAGGATTGTTCTCTGGATTCTATTGATTGACCTTGAGAACCTTATGTCTTCCTGAGACAAGGTCGCCTTTGCACCGAGGCCTTCATCATAACCCAAATAAGCCTTTGGAATTTTTAAAGCAGCGAATAACTTCTTCTGGATGTATTGAACGTCTTCAACTGCTGCTGCGTTATTTCCGCCGGCAAGAGTGTCAATCTTTGTACCCGTTGCGGCACCGCGGACTGGAAGGAAGTAATCCTCATCAACTGACAGAGGATTGTAACGAAGGTCGACTCTGCCCGTGTTCCTGTCGACTACCTGATTCTTCTTGAGTTGTGCCTGCGCCTGCTCCATGTAGTTTGGGATTTCTTCTGGTGGAATGTTACCTACGTCAATATAGAAGACGCGACGATCTGGTGCGCGGACAATTCTATACACCAACATCGCGTCCTCAATGAGGATCAGCTGGCGCCAGATTCTTCTGGCAGCTTCGAGGACTGAAGTTCCGTAAGGTAGAAATGCATCATTTCCCAAGATTCTAAAGTGACTTACCTGCCAGTTCTCTAGAATCTGGTTGCCTTGAGTCATCCATCTAAATCTAACGGCAAGTGGATCATCCTTGTCAAATCCCTCCTCGCGCTCGATCTCATTTACCGCGATGGGGTAGACATTAATGACACCCTGTTCAGGTGAGACGTCATTGAAGAGGAAGAAGTCTCCGTACTTGCACATGTTTCTGACCCATGCAGTCAGATTGAAGTTAACGTTCAATGTGTCATAGAAAAGTTCATTCAAGATCCTGTTTATAGCAGGGTTTTCTGAGTAGATGTGCAACACATTACCCATCTCGTCGGGAGCAACAGACTCTTCTGCATAGATGTCAAGAGCCGAGGCGATCTCAGGAGTGTATTCCATCTCCTGAAAATCAGAATACCTTGCCATTCGATCGTACGATCCGTAGGCTGACATTGCCGAACTATAGACGTGGCTCTGCGTCTTTCTAAAGAGCTCAAATGCAGACGTATTCTTTGCGCTAGGGACGAAGTCCTTGACTCTACGCTTGACTATCGGGCCGCTTCTAAAGAGCGTCGTAAGTCTAGAAAAAAGATTGTCGTCTTTCTTTGCCATTTTTCCTACTTGTAGATCCACATGAGTTCAGGTGGAATGTTATATCTATTTATGTTGCGCGTGTTGATGAGATCTCGTCCACTTTCAACTCTGCGGCGGCTCTCACCTGACATGATGTCGTTTGCAGCACCATTAAAAGTATTTGACTTAATTGCCATCCCTGACAACATTGCCTGGTTTAGGACGGTTGTGTCTTTACCGTGTTCAGCAGACGCATCATATAACCAAACTCCGATCGCCATGCTCATGACAAGGTCATCATTCTCACCTTTCATTGCTTGAACTCTGTTGTCATTCCACACGAAAGTCTTAAGCTCATCATAAAACCTAGATGAGTAAGATATAATCTGTTTGTTTCTTATAAGCTCCTCAAGCTTAGTCAGGATCAAAGAGCGAGTCTTTCCTGATGTACTAAAGCCCGCAGTTGTCGTGTCTCCTGGTGGGACATAGTCACCGATGTACACAGCTTGACTCTTTTGATAGTACATCTTGGGATAGTTTAGGTCGCGCAACCTAATGATCGTTGCATAACCAAAGCTATTGTTTTCAGGACACATTAGGGCTTTGTTGTATTTTAGACCGTAATCATTGAGTAAGTCACCGAACCTATCAGGTGCAATTTTTCCCTTGTACTCGACGACAATTTCTCCTGTCATGAGATCAAACACGTGAAATGCAGAGTAGTCCTTTCCGTCACCTCGCGCTACGTCTGCAGATATCACATATTTGTGTTCTGCGAGAGGCTGCTTCCAAACCCAGACATTTCGATCGAATCCTTCGCGGAGGACAGGAGCCTGAATTTGCGTATGCAGCCACTTTAGATCGTCATCACCTAGAAATGTCTCACCTGATGAGGCAAAATCGCACAGATACTCCTGCGCGATTTGTCGAACCGAAAGATTTCTGGTCTCCTTGTCAAACCATTCTTGATCTCGTTCAGGGTGAACGTCCCAATTAAGCTTGATTGGCTTGAACTCATTAAGGCCGGCCTCGGCGTCTTTGTACAGTTTGTAATATTGACCGCCTACACCGTTGGGAGTTGATAATAGAATGGCCCGGCCGCCTGTCGTCAGTGTGGGATAAAGACCTGTCCAAAGAGTATCAAAGTCTCTAACGAATGCCGCCTCGTCGACGATGAGAAGAGACAGTGCTTCAGAACGACCCGCATCTTCAGAGGTTGGTATGGCCTTGATTGTCGAACCATGGCTGAATTCGACCAATTGCTTGTTATTTGCAGTGACTGTCGGGAGCACAAGCCATGCAGGCAAATTGTTGATGATCGTCTTTGACTTTTTAATGAAGTTTTGTGCGACCTGCAACTTTGTCGCAATGATCAGGATGTTCTTATCTTTCTGGAAAAGTGCGAGCCAGACCGCGTAAGCAGCGACAAGAGTCGAAAGTCCGAGTTGGCGTCCTTTGACAACAATTGTGAATCTATTGTCTATGAACTCTTTGACACACTGGTCCTGGAAGGGAAAAGTCTTGAAAGGTATTGTTCCCTTTGTCGGGTGTTGGATCTTTACGTAGTTGTTAAAAAAATACGCAGGATCTCTACCACACCTAACAATTTCACTTACCTGTCGTGACTTATTAGTCGTTTCCATGTTTATTCAACAGTATAAACTGCCCTTCGCCTGTAATAAGCAGTTCTCTTTGGCGAGTATGCTGACATCGATATGAGCTCAATCTCGTCTGTGGAGTCACCTTTCTTCAATTTCAAGGTTGTACCTGTCACTTGCTTGAATTCTTTTTTGACTTCACTGACAAAGTCCCCAATCAATTTCTCAGAGACACGTTCTTCTTCTTTTACCTGGTCTCTCATGACTCTGTCAGTTACCAGATTCACGATTGTAGTGTACATGACAGTGATTGTGTCACCTGCCATCTTTGTCTTGATAGAAAAAGTTGAGCTCTTGGTCGTAGATGACTTACCAAATGTAGTGTCTAATATCTGACCTAGTGCGTTAATCTTTTCGAATGTCATATTTCATCCTTTTGGCGTGCAATGCTAGCGTTAGCCTATCATTTCTATATTTATCAATCTCGGCACGACTGGGCCGCCAGCCTTGCAACCATTTTTCCTGCGATGATTCTGCCCACATCATTGCACAACTTCTGCAACATTTGAATCTAGTAAAGTACATAATGTCAGACCTGAAGTCGAATGAAAAGTTGCAGACTTCACAAAACATAGGCATGTCAGACATGTTTGACTCTCGACTTTCCACCGACCATGTCTATGCTCAGGACATTGTCGACGATGTCTTTAATTGCATCGACGTGAGAAATGATCACTATCTTCCTGAAGTAGCTCTTAAGATTTTGAAGGAGCCGTGCGCAAGACTCAAGATTACTTTCATCGAGCACTCCGAAGCCTTCATCAATAATGAGCATGTCAGACTTAGGTAGAGATGAAATGCTGGTGAGAGCAACTCTAATTGCAATTGATGAGATCATCTTTTCCATACCCGAACCTAACTCAATTATTCTCTTTCTATCGCCATAGTTTATGTAAATTTCAATTGAATTTGAATCATCACACTCAATCTCAACGGTAAATCCTGCGATTCCACTTAGAATCTTGGCGATCTCACTATTCAGAAGAGGTAGATTTTTAGCAATAATATTCTGGGGTATTCCTTTTTTGGAGAAAGAATTCTCGAGCAAGGTCAAAATTTCAAAGCGCTCGACATTGTCCTTAAGTGTTGACATCTGCTGCTCGTTATTAGAAATCTTTTCTGTTACTCTGCCCAGTGATGAAGCAATTGAGAATGCATTGTTCTCAAGTCGACTTATGCTCTCTCTTAGGTCAAGGCACTGCTGGTGTGTCGCGCTTAGGCCCTTCTCATTTTGATCTTTTAACTTTTTCTTAAGTTCTAGACGCTGCGTGTCTAACTGGTGTTTGATAGCCTGCTTGTTGACTAGGCGCTCACTGAGAATAGTGATCTGTGAAGAGGCATAGATCTTCTTGTTTTCCAGGTCCTTTTCAAGAGTTACAAGCTTATTAATCTTGTCAATTTTAGCCTTGATGTCTTCTCTGCTTGTCTCAGAAAGTTTTTCCTTAAGGACGTCAAGTGTTCGCTGGACAAGTGCCCTTGTGTTCTCTTCAATCTCAAGAATTTTCTTGCTATTGTGAGCGTCCTTAATGAAGACGCAAGTTGGAAACTTATCCCCGCAAGGAACTGAATTTAGCACTTCGATGTCTCTTCTTATCTTATCGAGTTCCTTGTCCTTTGCCTCAAGCTCTTTGACGTTGATAGCATATTTCATCTCTTGGTCTGTGATCGCGTCGTGCTCTTTTTGCAGCTGGTCAATGCTAAATGCGTCTCTCACATCTTTGATCTTCTCGATCTTTTCATCGTATGTCTTGATAGACTCTTGATGACTTCTAATCGTCTCCTCGAGACCTTCAATCTCCTTACAAGTCTTTTCAATCTTTGATTCTAGATTGTCGATGTCAGTGTCGGAGACGATATTATCAGAATCAGATGAGGACATCTTAGCAAGCTTAATTCTCTTGGATTCAATCTCGCTCTTCACCTCATCAGACTTTTCTTCAAGTTGCGTCTTCTCAGATATAAGCAGCGCTTGTGTCTGTTTCAACGCGTCAAGACTTGATGTCATCTTTATTGATGCCTTTAGCGGGCTGAGATCTTGTTTGACACACTCGAGGTACTTGTCAAATATGTCAAGGTCTAGGAACCGACTAAGAATTTGCTTTCTACTGGTGGACTTCTCGTTGATGAACATGTTCATCTGGCCCTGTGGTGCAAGGCA